CACCTGCAGCGACTCCAATAGAACTGAATGACTTTACAGCTCCCTTAATAGCATTGTTAAAGCGCTGCACTCCACCAAGACTCTGCTGGTTGTTTTTTGAGAATTCGTTTATCTTTTTGCTGACTTTGTCTAAGCCCGATTCGGCATCTTTTGTGTCCGATGTTATTTTTATGGTTGCCTTTTTACTCATCGTCTATTCCTGATAATTGCTTTATAATAAAGTCAGTTAAGAAGAAAAGTGCTATTTGTCAAAAAGGCTGTTAAAGGCATCCAGATCTTTCTGCACCTTTTCGTCCTGTTCAGTTGGAAGCTCCCATGCCTTGCGGAGTTTTGCCATCTGCTTGCCGTAGTCGGTTTTGGTGTCTCCGTCCCAGCATCGGTAGGACATAACCTCATTAAGCTTTGTGTTATGAAGTCCTGAAAGCAGGGCAAGGAACTGATGCCAGTGCATCTGCTTATAGTGTACCCCGTCTGGCTTTTCCAAAAGGTCAATTTTATACTGTTCCATAAAGGATGCATAAATAAGCTGGGAATCCATGAAGTAGTCAAGCACCTTATCTGCGGCTGCATGTTCACCTGTGCTTCGTGGAAGCTCGCACTCCGGCTGATAGAATTTCATTAAAAGCTCAAAGCATTCTTTCTGTTCTTCTGGAGGAACTTCGTCTATATAGATGTGCTGTATCTGGTTTAATGTAGCGTCTTTTGTGGCAATTATCCGAGAAAAGCCCAGCCACACTCTCCAGTCGGTCTGTATATGATAAACATTGCCGGCTGCAGTCTGGATGCAGTCGGCAATTTTATTGAGAAAAAGGTCAATCATTATGATGCAGAATAGGTTCCTTCTGTAAACTCAATGTCGCCGTCATCTACGGTGACGTAGCCAATTTCCGGTTCGTCGTTGAAGGCAACATCAAAAGTGATAGTTTCATCAACAGAGTTCAAGTCGTTGATGGTCAATGTACAGTCTGCTTTCCATGCAAGGAATACTACGTGCTCTTCGCCTTCTTCCGGTTCGTCGCATGGTTCCTGGAAGAATACAAGACAGAGCTCTGCTTTTGCTTCTTCGCCAACCTTCTGATTTGCAAACTTGCTGAAGATAAAGTCGTAGTCATCTTCGCCCTTGTGCATTACAAGAGGTGTGCTGAAAGATGGAACATAGCGCAGAAGGTCTACTGTCGGATTTTCATCTGCAATGTAGTCGCGCTCTTCTGTCTGCGGATTCATGTTCAAATCAAAAGCTGTTGTCTTTTTGATTCTGGTCCATACAGGATTTTCTTTGTCTACAAGTCCTGTGTCTGAATCAATGGCTGTATTGATAAACGGTGCAATCTGATACTTCTTAACACTCATTTTCTGTCTCCTCTAATTATGAATAAGTACCTTTTGTAAAGGTAATTGAGTTTCCGGCAACTGTTGCATAACCGACATCTGTTTTTCCGTTGAAGCTCACATCAAAAGTGATTGTTTCATCAACAGAATTCAAGTCGTTGATTGTGATTGAACACGGAGCTTTCCAAGCCAGGAAGTGAGTAGGACTTGCAGCGCCATCAACAGGCTCCTGGAAGAAAACAAGCATCACTTCGGCCTTTGCCTTTTCTCCAACTGCAAGATTGTAGAATTTACCGAAAATAAATTCATAATCTGCTTCGCCTTTGTACATTACAAGAGGTGTGTTGAAGGTTGGTGCATAGCGCAACAAATCAATGGTTGGATTTTTGTCGCTTATAAAATCACGCTCCTCTGTCTGTGGGTTCATGTTCAGATCAAAGGATGTTGTCTTTTTGATTCTGGTCCATGTTGGGTTTGTTGTATTAACTAACCCGCTGGAATTAACGGCAGTGTTCAGAAATGGTGCGATTTGGTATTTTTTTACACTCATTATAAACTCCTTTTATAAGAATTACTAATAATATTGTCAGATGACTTTATGCAAGTTCTTCTTCTGTAATAATATTTATTGTAATTTCGGATGCAGTCATCTGCTGGGCGACTGCTCCTGTATCACAGAAAAACTCTATCTGCTCAAGTTCGCTTTCTTCTGCGTTTCCGTCAAAATCCGGATTTTTTGCAAGGGCGGTCTTAAAAGCTTTTGAATATCTGCACATGCGCGACATAAGAACAGAATAGGCAGCTTTCTGAAAAAGGAATGTAATTGTAAAATCACTTCTCCAGGCAGTGCCGTCTATAAAGCCTTCTTCCTGGCTTTGTGTTTCGGGCAGTATTGAAACAACTACCGGCGATTCATAACGCGACAGGTCTACTGTTCCTATAATAATATTTTTTTCTGTAATTGCAGGAAGCGTACAGTCTCTTGAAGCAAGCCCCGCAAGTTCTGCATTTACATCTGTGAGAATAAAGTTTTTTATTGTCTGTGCAAGATTTTCCATTTCTAACTCCAGTATTTATTAAGTTCTTTGTCTATATATTTTTGTACATCATCCATATAGGCGCCGCTGTTGGCGTAGGCATCGCCGGCCTGTACGAAATTACGCGGAGCAATAAACCAAGCTTTTGCGCGCTTTGTAGGGCCTTGATGTCCGTAGCTTAAAGTCATTGCTTTTGGAAATATTGTCCGGCTTTTTGTTGTGAGCGCTTTTGGAAAAACGTTTGCCTCGTCTCCGCTTTTCTTTACCTTATAGGTATAAGCTTTTTGAAGTTCGCCTGTGCGCCTCTGCAGATCGCTGTTTCTTATGGCAGCTTTAATTGTGTTTGCAGTGCCTTTGGCTGCAATGCGGAGCACTCCCTTTTGTATGGACTTTAAGCTTTTGGAAGTACCTGCAAGCGCGTTCTGGACCTGTTCTATATCACTTTGTATCGTAAGAAATTCCATCTACAATTCCTTCTACAGCTTCGCCCCAGCTTTCCCATTCCTGCACCAGACTGTCATAATAAACAATTAAGAGTGCGTAGTCTTTGAGGGTTTCCGGCGGAGTAAGCTCCTGACGTTCAGGCTTTGGCGGTAAAACTGGTTTATTTTTGTTTTGTTTTGTTGTTCTGCACCCTGTCATTATTGGCAGCAATAACAGCAGCAACAATATCGTTAATTTCTTCATCGGTTTTTGCCTCGTTTATTTTGTTCTGGATTTCATTATTCTGATGCATAATGCCCGCAAGTTCCTGTGAATGTTTTACCAGATATGATATGTTTATTTCCCTGTCTGCAAGCTCGCGCTGGAGTTCTGCAATCTTATACTTTGTTTCCTTATGCTGTTTGTGCATCTCAACAATGACTGCAATAAGAATTACAACAAGAGTTGCAAGTCCGACAATAATCGTAAGAGCTGTGCTCATTTAGTCCCTCCTGAATTTGTCAAGCATGATGTTCAGGTCTATTGTTCCGGCACCAAGCCCGTAAACAACTGCCCACATAAAACAGATCTCGCCGCTTTCTGCATGAAGGATGCCGCACCATTTAAGGATATGGCATGCAATTATTCCAAGCACTGCAATTACCTTAAAAATCTTACTCATGGTCTTTGCGCTGGTGAGTTTATTGTCTGTGCTCTGGATTGGCTGTTCTCCCATCTGTACCTCCGTTTATAAAAATGTCAGTTAAATAAAAAGACCCGCCGATTTGAGCTTCTTCGAGAGGCTTGGCGGGTTCGGTTGTTATTTTGTTGAAGCTTTTTTAGGCAGCAAAACAGGAAGTATACTTACAATAAGGACTACAAGACCAAACACTGCAGAAATTACAGTTGTAATAGTGTCTTTTGAAATGCTGGCAAGAGCCAGCAGGAATACACCAACAATAATTCCCACAATAGAAGTATAGAGCTTCCAGTCTTTCTTTTCTGCTTTTGCAATAATTCCAAGAACACAACAGGCCATACCAATAGACCAGCCTGCAAGTTCAATCCAGTCTGCGAGCGGAATTCCTGTAAACTCGCCGATAGCTGTAGAAGCAACAAGGACAATAAGTCCTACCCAAACTAAAACGTTTTTCATAAATCCTCCTATTTGGAAAGCTTTATTATACGGGCAGTCGTTGGACGGCCCTTATCAACACACTGGGAGTAAACAAGCGGATTGAACTTTATCATTCCGTTTTCTACTCCAACCCAGTGGCCTTTTCCTTTGTAATCATAACGAACCGGGGTGCGCTCTCTTATGCCCCTCAAGTCCTTTATATCCTTAAACTCTACGGTAATTTTGCGCCCCGTAAGATATGCTGCAGCGTCTGCCCATTTTACTGTGCAGTCTTTTTCTATAACGCCGGCATTTATCATATTGTTTACGGTTTTTACGGCATCTATATCGTCAGGCTCAATTCCAAGGCACCACATAAGCACAAAAGCACAGCATCCGTATTTACCGATTGTCTCCATACGTTCTGGCTTTATGGTGTCCTTGATTTCTATTGCAAGGCTTTGCGGTGTTTTCATTTAAGACCTACCTTTAAGAACACAAAAGCGACAAGCCCCGAAACAACTGCTGCAATAAGAGGATTTAACCATCTGTCTGTTGCGTTTTTTTTTGAGTTTTTAAGTTCTCTTACAGAGCTTTCTACATTAGCAAGCCTTATTTCCTGCTCTGTTGTCTGCTTTACAAGTTCCATTACGTTGTCGAGCTTCTTTTCTATCTGGTCCAAGCGGTATTCAATAGTTTCTTCGTTCATCCGATCCTCCTAGAAATACCGCTTATATTTTGCAATCTGCTTTAAGAAGCGGTCGGCTGTAAAGTTATTGAAAACACGGCTTCCTGTGTCTGCAAAGGTCTGCGAGCTCACAGCAAGGTTTCCGCCTGCACTTTCCCAGAGTAATGATGCAATCTGCAAAGCTGTAGTTTTAATAATATCCGGTACGCTCTCATAGCCTGCAGTAAACGTTATTGAATAACGGCTGCCTTTCTGGAAAACTGAATTATCCTTAAAGCAGATGTAGTTCATCTTTTCTACTTCGAGCGTTGTAGGGTCGCCTGTTGCTCCGTCTACCGACAATGCAGTTATAGACTGAATAGGCATTGCCTGGAGCGCTGCAAGAGTTCCTCCGTCGCCTTTTATAACCTGTGTATAGGTCTGCAATTCAGGGTCATATCCGAGATAATCCGCAACCTGTTCCATGGCAGACTTACAGTATGTGTCCGGTCCGTCAAACCCTGCCGGCGGATCGTCGTTTGTCTGCTCCTGTGTTTCTGCGCCTTCTGTTTCTGTACCTATTCCAGCTTCTGCGCCCAGTTCTTCTTCCTGACTTGTTGTATCAGGCTCTGGAGTCGGAGCTGGTTCCGGTTCATCGGGATACTTATTCATAAAGGCATACAGATCATTTTTTGTAATGAAGTTCATATAAACTCCTAGTCTTTACAGATTTCTACAAGGCCGTCGTTTTCAAGCTCTCTTGCAGTGATAAGAGGGATTTCTCCGTATTCGCCGGAATTAAAACATCCAAAATCACCACAAATCAAAGTCTTGAAATGAACCTTTACCTTTTTGTAGTGTTCGCCAGGAGCAACAACAGGCTCTGCTTTGTGTCTTACAGCTGCCGCAACTTCCTGAACTTTTTCAAGGTCATTTTTTTCTACAACCTTGTTTTCTGTCTTATTAACTGTTTTATTACTTGCCATTTTCTTTTCCTCCTTTAGATTCTGGCGTTATTTTATATCCGTATGATTTGTCTGCAGGCATTCCATCCCATTCAAGCTTTATTCCAAGCCCCGCAAAATATCCGACAACAAAAGCAAGGGCTGGGCGCTCTTCGATATATTCCTTTACGCTGTTCATAGGGCAACCCACAAGGGAAATTTCCTTATAGCCGGAAATAAAAGCAAAAATAAGAAGCGCAGAAATTGAATTATTTACAGGAAGGCCCAGCTGGTAAACTTCATCAGGAAGCTGGTAAACTGTGTTTTCATGGTCTACTTTTATTCCGTGAAGTTCAAAATATCTGTCGGCACCTTCGCGCGGATCTGTTCCAAGCATCCACAAATCAGAGTTTTTTTCCCTTATTTCTGCGGCTGTTTTTTCCATGTTTGCCTTGCCGCATATAATCAGCTTGTTCATATAAAAGAATGTCAGATAAACAAAAACCCCCGCCGGAGGAGCGGGGGCAAACATTACAAAGTATGTTTTATATCAAAAGCGGCAAGGCTTATGATTCATCAGGTAGCCGGTACAGTTCCTGTTGATGTAGTATTACCAACCTTAAGGCGGGCAAAAGCTTCACCAAGTACAGGCATACCGTCTGCAAGAGTGTGTCCGAGGTAGCCGATGCAGTTTCTCAAAGCAAACTGTTCAACAAGTACCTGAACGTCTACATTCTTCCAGTAAGCAAACTTGTAGTAGTCCTTGAAATCACCAAGAACTGCAACATAAAGGTTTGTGTGTGGAACATTTGGAGCGAATTCGCTCTCAATTACAGGCATACCAAGGATTGTGTCAGGTTCACCGTCGCGCAAACCAGGTCTCCACATGTACTGTCCGTCATTGTCCTTCAAGAGCATGATAGACTTGAGGATGTCTGTGTGCATTACCCATACAGCGTTCTTGCGATAGCCAGGGCGGAGCTTCATCTTCATCTTGATGAGGTCGTCAGCGCAGCATGGCATTCCGCTTGCAGCTGTGTAAGCAGAGCGGTCAGAGGTCACGTCGCGAGCAGTTGAAACACCGTTTGCATCTGCAGTGAATACACCGAGAGGCTGGCCTGAACCAGTACCAACCAAGATACCCTTTTCAAAAGCGCACATAAACTTGTAAGCAAGCTTATTGCGTACAAGCTGGTCAATAGGTACAGCAGAAGATGCAATCATCTTCTTTGAAACCTTTACAAGCTTTGCAAGGTCTTTAGGAGCAAGCTCGCGCTTACCGAAAGCCCATGCAGAATCAGCAGAAATGTCGTTGCCTGGAACTTCGTTTGTCCAGTCTGCGTCAGATGCATCTGTTGATTCATAAGGAAGGCCAAGAGAACCGGCACCGTTTACAGGAATCTTGTCTACCATCTTATAAAGCTGTGTGTCTTTTTCAACAGCAGCAATGATTTCGTCAGAGAATTCCTGTGGAGCAAGAGCGTATCCGTTGCCCTGGCTTCCAGATGTTCCTACTGTCAGGTCGCGTTTTTCGCCTGTCATAAGGAACTTGCGGAAAGATTCCATTTCGTTTGATTCAGGAGCACTGCGTCCTTCGTCGTTTGTTGGCTTTGGAAGTTCTGTTGCAAAGCCTGCAATAGCAGCTTCGCGTTCTTCTGCCAAAATCTGTGCGGAAAGCTCGCGCATTTCCTTGTCTTTTTCATCATAGAGCTTCTTTTCTTCTTCGTTGAAGTCTCTTTTTTCACCGAGAACTTTCTCGTTCATTTCGCGCATTTCAGCAATAAGCTGTGCGCGACGTGCTTTCTTATCCATAATTGTTTTCCTCACAATTTTAAGATTAAATATTCTGCAGCAATTCAAGCTCGCGCTGTCTTGCTTCAGCCGTCAAAACTGCCTGACGTTCTTCTTCTGCCTTCTTTTCAGCTTCCAGTCGCTCCGCCTGAAGCTTCTCGATCAATCCGTCAGAGTAGCTTCTTGCCGAAATTGAAGTGTGGTCGTCTGCCGGAATAGAGACAACCGAAACGTCATAAAGCTTTCTTATTTTGGTTATAGTGCGTAAAATTACGCGCTTTTCACCCTCTGTAAACTCTTCTGTCTTGTCATCTTCGACAACAAAACGGTAAGACATTTTTGTAAGGTAGCCGCCTTCGATTTCTTCATGAATCTTACGGCCTTCTTCTGTTCCGCCCAGGTAAGCATCTACATGCAAGCCCTTCTGCTCAATATTGAGCTTGAGCGTATTATTTGAAAGGCGTGCAAAAACACGGCCTTCATGGTTCAGATTAAAGATAACATCCGACATGTCGCATTCATCAAAAGCATGTGAATCTACCTGCTCTCGGATCTCGTATTCAGTGCCGCCCCATTTTTCGCGGTAAAGCACAAAAGGCTGATTGAACATTGTAGAATAACCGGAAACACGATATTCAGGCTTTTCTTTATCGTTCTGGATGGCGCGCAGCTCCATGTCGCGGTACTGCTGTCCGCTCTGAATTCTTTTTACAAGCTTTTCAATATCCATCTTTTACTCCTTTGTAATATTGTCAGTTGAGTTTGTTTTTGCTGTATTTATATCCTGCGCTGCAATCTTATCGACTGTCGAAAGATTAACAGGCATAAAGTGCTGGTCTCCCCACGCTTCTTCTGTACGCGGTAAGTTTTCGCGCTCGAAAATCTGGTTTGGTGTATAAACACCATTTGTAAGTCCTTTTGTGTACATTTCCATACGGCTTTTGTAGTCTGCGCGGAGCATTGTGTCTGTATCAAATTCTACATAGTGGTCGTTTGCAAAAGGATAGGTTAAGAGACGGTCAAAATACTGCTGGAGCCTTACAACCCATGGGCTTAATGTATGCTGCAGGAAAAAGGTGTTTGCCTGTTCCTGATTTGTAAACTTGCTGTCGTCTTTTCCAAGCATGTACAGAGGAACACGGAAAATCTTTGCAACTTCGCGCTCTGAATAGGTGCGGTTTTCTGCCAGTTGTGCATCTGCATTACTCGAAAGGTCCAGAGCGCTTGCCTTCATGCCGTTGGCAACAATAAACGGATCATTTGCATGTTCGCGTCCGCCATAAGCGCCAAGGATGCGCTCTTTAAGCTTCTTTGCATCCTCTTCTTCAAACTTGCGCTCGGTAGTTGGCACTTCTATCAAAAGCTTAGAGTGCACACCGCCGTCAAAACTGTCGTTTGTATATTCGTCAAGAGTAAGTCCGAGCTTTGCTGCATGGAAAGCATAAGCAAGAGGAGAAACCCCGCGTATTGCCCCGTAGCGATAGGCCGGAATATGCAGGATATTTCCTACAACAGAGTTTCCTACCGGACGGTAGTTGTAGATAACTCCCTGAAAGTTGTACTCGTAATAAACATCGCCGTT